AGTTATGGAGTTGGAGCCGAAAGATGATGAATTGGATTTACCACCGGAGAGTTGTCACTATCGAGATGAGGGCTGTGAATTTGCCAGCTCCTGCCTTAACTGTCCGTTTCCCCGGTGTATCTATGAGCAGCCCAGAGGCAGGCAGCGTTGGCAAAAGAGATTACGGGCAGGAGAAATGCGACGGCTTTTCACCACTGGAGGGGAAGGGGTAAAGGAACTGGCAATAATGTTTGGCGTAAGCCAGAGAACAATACAAAGAGCATTAAAGAGGGCAGAAAATGAATGAAACATCTATTTCTATGCAGGTAAGCCACCGGGACTTAGACCGAATCAGAAAATACAAGGAGTTACTGGATTTCTACCAGGGTAAGCACTGGGAGGGAAGAGACCGACGGAGTGAGAAGCGCTTGACCTTTAACTACGCTAAGGTGTTTGTAGACAAGGTTACCAGCTATCTTATGTCGGGGATTAACTTTGCCGTTGATGCTGTCGATGACCTTTAACTACGCTAAGGTGTTTGTAGACAAGGTTACCAGCTATCTTATGTCGGGGATTAACTTTGCCGTTGATGCTGTCGAGGACTCTAGCGAAGCGCGGGTAAGAGCCCAAAAGGCAGAAGCGGCTCTATATCAGGTATATGAAAACAATAACCTGGAGCAGCTTGACCTGGAGACAGAGATAGATTGCGCCATTCTTGGCGACGCTTGCTACAAAGTTATCTGGGACCATGAGACGCAGCAAGTCAGGGTTACCGCCCCCGATATTCAAGGAATACATGCCTGGTGGTTGGGGGATGACGCTTCCAGAATATGGCGGGTAGCGTCTAAATACTGCCTCGGCGCCGAGGAAGCTGAGCTTCTGTATAAGGTAAAACCCAGGACTAAGACAGCTACTATCGTTGAGGTCTGGACAGATAGGGACTTTGAGCTTTACCTGGATAATGTTCTCCAGGAGAAGAAGTCGAATCCCTACGGATTTATACCGTTTATTATTTATCCCAACTTAAGAGAGCCCAAGAAATTCTGGGGTACATCTGATTTAGCCCAGATTATGGAGCCGCAGCGAGAGCTAAACCGGGCGATGAGCCAACTATCTCGGATACTGGAGCTATCCGGTAATCCTATTGCTATCCTGGAGAATGTCGAGGAGTCTGAGGATATTACCGTCAGACCGGGGGCAGTGTGGAATATACCCGAGGATGCCAAGGCGTATCTGCTTGATTTGCTTCAGGGTGGTGGTGTCAGGTTGCACATCGACTATATCAATTTGCTATATAGGACCCTGCATGATATCTCAGAGTCACCCCGGGCGGCGTTTGGAGCTACCGAGAGGGATTTATCCGGGGTAGCCATGGAGATTGAGCTTCATCCCTTACTACAGAAAGTTCGGAGAAAGAGGCTAATCAGGACGGTGGCCTACAATAAGCGGAGTGAGATGGCGCTTAAGCTCCTTGAGAAATATCGAGGGGAGAGCTTCAGCACCAACCGTTTGAGGGTGGTGTGGGGGCCGGTGTTGCCTCAGGACATGACCCGGCTGGTAGTCAACGAGCAGACACTGGTTCAAACCGGTATCCATTCCAGGCGCCGGGCAATGGATGAGCTGGGGGTTAAAGACCCGGAGAACGAGTTTAAGCGGTGGCTTGAGGAGAGGGAGGCCATCCTCAGGATGAATAAAGAGCTTAATGCCAAATCTACTCGGGACAGAGCGAGAGAGAGGGCTTCAGATTCTCAAGTAGAGAGCATTGAGGAATCTTCGCCTTGATACTGGTCTGTAAGCCAGCAAAAGTGATTAGCAGACTGGTAAGGACGAAAAAGGAGGACGAAAAGTGCCAGATAATGATGAACTAAACCCGGCAGAGCCCACCGCCCAGAACCCATCGGAGGATGAGCTGGGTCAGAGTGAGGTGTCCAGGGAAAGTATTGCCGAGCTTGAGAACTTAATCGCTCAGAAAGACCGGGAGATAGCCTCGAAAGATGCCCGTGTCTCTGAACTAGAGCAGGCGATGACCAGTCTGGAAAATGAAATCACTACTCTGAATCAGACAGTGGCTGAGTCCAATGATAAGATGGATAAACTCAGTGAGAGTCTTAATCAAGCAGTATCTAGCTACAAGGCGCTGGTGGTTCGGGCTAACCCCGGTGTTCCTGAGGAGCTAATTACCGGGGATAGCATTGAGGCAATCGCTGATTCTCTAGCATCAGCCAGGGAACTTGTTACCAAGATAAGGAATGGTATGGAGGCTGAAATTTCGTTGGTCAGGGTGCCGATTGGTGCTCCGGAGAGGGCAGCGCCTGACCTATCAGCGCTATCCCCGAGAGAGAAGATTCAATACGCAGTTGGGGGCTTTTCTTCCTAAATAAGAAGGGACGAAAGCAAATTAAGAGACATAAAGGAGGAACAAAATGGCGTTAACTTTAGCTGAAGCATCTAAACTATCCAATGATGTGTTACTACAGGGGGTGGTGGAGACCATCGTTAAGGATTCACCTATCCTGCAGCGTCTTCCCTTCATCGAAATCGTGGGTAACGGCTTAACCTATAACCAGGAGAATACCCTGCCCAGCATTGATTTCTATGATGTGGGTGATACCTGGACTGAGTCCACCCCAACTTTTGAGCAGATAACGGCTAACCTGAAGATTATGGGTGGCGATGCCGACGTTGATAATTTCCTTAAGGCAACCCGAAGTAATGTCCAGGATTTGGAGACAGCCGTCATTGAGCTCAAGGCTAAGGCACTCCAGGACAAGTTTGAGGATACCTTTATTTACGGGGACTCAGGCGAGAATGCCAAGCAGTTTGACGGGCTCAAAACACTCATTGATACGGCTACCGCCAGCGACCAGGTGATAGCTATGGGGGATACTGGAGCTACTCTGACGCTGAATAAGCTGGATGAGCTTATTGATGCTGTCAAGGGTGGCAAACCGGATATGCTGCTGATGAGCCGTCGCTCAAGACGGAAGATTAATGCTCTGGGTAGGGCAGCAGGGGGCATGATGGACACAGACCGGGATACCTGGGGCAACTTTGTCCAGTTGTGGGATGGTATTCCTATTGGTGTTAATGACTGGATTCTTGATACCCATGTCCTGGTTGATGGTCTGGAAACAATCACTACTGGCGGCACCTGCTCTACCATCTATGCCATTCAGTTTGGGGAAGGTGCTCTTTGTGGCTTAACCAGCCCCGGTTTCTTGCAAGCCGAGCCGATTGGCTCACTGGAGAACAAGGATGCCTCTCGAACCAGAGTCAAATGGTATGTTTCACTGGCTCTGTTTAGCGCGATTAAGGCAGCCGCTCTAATTGGAGTTCAGGACTAAAGTAAATCGTTAGAGAGGGGCTAAGCCCCTCTCTAAATAAGGAGGTAAATTATGACAGAAGTTTACATAACACAACCCAAGCTTCACCGAAGTAATGTCACTAGTATTGATGCTACTGATCCGGCCGATATTTCTGGTGCTGTTGATAGTCAGGGGTACAAGGAGTGCCGTTTTGATATCACCATCACTGGCACCGACCTCTCCAGCCTGGAGACCCAGGTCATCTTCTGGAACCCGAGGCAGGAAAAGTGGTTTGGCGGTAGTAAAAGGGCCTTTACCGCTACCGGACAACATGCCCTGGTGGTCGATTCAAGAGGGGCAATCATATTCCTTAAGGTAATCGCTTTCTCAGGGACATCATTTTCCCTGTCAGCGGACTATGCCTTAAGCTAGGAGGTGAAAACATGCTTAAACTAGCTGGAGAACTAATCGAAGGACAACTGGCTGAACATGTAGCTGCTCTTGATGCTCATACCAGAAACCCGTTTGAGGAGATTATAACGGGGCAGTATTCTAATGTTCTGGTTAATCTGGATACAAGCGTTAAAACATTAGTTGTTGACCATCTTTATGCTACCCCTTATATGGCAGCGCGATTGCTTACAGTAGACAGGATAGCTGTTGAAATCAAAACTGCCGCTGTTGATAAATCAGCCCGCCTTGGCATATACCGAAATGGCACGAATATGTATCCAGGGGCATTAGTGCTGGATTGTGGCACTATAAATTGCGGGACTACTGGTGTTAAAGAGATAGTTATAGACCAAAAACTATCTAAAGGGCTCTACTGGCTGGCAATTGTCAGTGATGGGGCCTCACAGATAGAGCAGGCATTAGTGGTTAGCAAATTTTTGGGTGTCATTGGTAGCAATTATTCTAGTTACTATGTAGGTTGGGACGTATCACAAGCCTATGGCGCTTTACCAGACCCATTTACCACCGGGGGTTCCTTAGTACAGAACGTTACCAGAGTGCCTTATATTGTCTTACGCCCCGGTAGTTTGGATTAGGAGGAAGAAATGTCAGAAACGAGATGTGAAACAATCGAGACTTATGATAATAATGGTAACCTGATAGCAACGGGGCGAATTCCCTGCGTGATTTCTAATGAGGAACTGGAGAGGGAGGAAGCAGAGAAGGTGGTCACTGAACTCTCTACCCTCTCGGATGTTGAGCTAACTACTACTAAACTGAGAAGACTGGTAAAAGCATTAGCCAAGCTAAGGAGATAAACGATGAATCTAAGTGAGATGAGGGCCGTAGTCAGGCGTGACCTCAAGGATGAGGATGAGGATAATTACCGCTGGACTAATGATGAGTTGGATAGGCACAGCGCTCATGTCGTCAGGGAGTTATCCGAGGCTATCCCCTGTGAACAGAAGGCGACCAAAGCTACCGCCTCTGGTTCCAGGGAGATTGATAGCCGTGGAATACCCGGTGGACAATTTCCCTAAAAGATTCCAGCGCTTTACCCTGTGGGGGGATACCTTAACATTATTGGGTGAGGAAGTCCCTGATGGCTCAAACACCTATATCTACTACGGTAAGCTCCATACTCTTGATGTCTCAAGCTCCACCATACCTTCCTATCTTGAGGATTTAGTTGCTACTGGAGCCTGCGGCTATGCCGCTGTTGAGTGGGCAATCTACGCCATAAACCGGGTTAATGTCGGTGGTACCATGGCCCCTCGGGAGTTTCTAACCTGGGGGAATGAGAAGCTGAGGTTTTTTAAGAGTGAACTAAAGAGATTGGGCAGGAGGAACCGGGTGAGAGTCCGTTCTATGTATAAACCCTGCTATCCCGTGGTCTCTAAGGCAACTGATTATGGACCTTAGTTAAGGAAAATGCTGAGTTAAACATAGGGGGTGATGGCGATAAACATCTATAAAGCACTGTGGTTAAGGATAGGTGGCCGACCGTGGACCTATATCCTGCGTGATGCCTGGCATAAGCTTGAGGGACTCTGGATTATCGGTCTTGTTGGCGTCGGTGCTGTAATGGGGCACTGGTTGTGGGAATCAGTCTTCTGGCTGCTGGCAGTCTTTGCTCTAGGCTATATCGCTGGTCACCTGTTCTGGGGCACAAAATATATCCCTAACCAGGGAGAGGTCAACGATATAACCGGTGGAGTAGCGCAATGAGAAACTTATCGGAAACCCTGCTAGCTGCCCAGAAGGAGGCAACGAGAACCCCCTATGTTAAACTCGAAGCCAAGAATAAGATTGCCGGGGTAGTCAGGTACGACTGGTCACGGCTTTATAATGGCTCTGAGGAGGATTACTTTCACGCCGTCACCATGCCTGGTGACGGCTCACTCATCAGGGTCAGGGTGACGCCCCCGTCTGATTCCAGG